ATAAGGGAACTCTTCCCCTATCGTGCCCCCGCTAGGTCTTGAACCTGCGCCCTCTGTAGGTGCGGGGGCTGTTGCTTTATGCCCTTGCCTCCTGCGCTTTGAGATACTTATCCATTAAGGCTTGAACCTTTGGCTGAAAAATTTCGTCATCTCTGCGCCATAGTTCTTTGGTTTTCGCCTGTTGTGCTATCATATCTTTAGTCTGATAGACCTCGAGTTGAATCTTAACTGTCTCCTCGTATGCTTGCTTACGCAATTCTTGAGCCTTGCTCATTAGGTCCTGTGCTTGCTTTTCTAATTCGTTTGCCTCTTGCCTCGCCCTGGCCTCGATAGCGTCGGTCTTTTCAAGATTAACGCGAATGTATGCGATGCGGATTTCTTCTTCTTGGCAGTATGCGTTGCGGTATTCTTCCGACGCTCTGGCGCGCTCTAGGTCGCTGTAAGCCTTCCAGAATGCGCGGGCCCTTGGCTCGCTTAGATTTTCTTTTGCCCACTTGTATGGATTAACCTTCTCGGCTGTTTCCATTTCTTTTCTCCTGTCTTACTTGGGCGGATATTTTCCGCCTCGTGCCCCCGTATAGTCTCGCTCTATCCGCTCCCTGTAAAGAGTCGGGGGCTGTGACTTTCGTCACATAGTTTTTAGATGTAGTAGTTGCTCTCCGCCCATTGCTTGAGCACCCACCCACCCACTAGGAGGGCTCCAGCGATTACCGCGAAAGGCGCGACGAGTGCGAGGCCTGCCCATAGTTCGAGGGCCTCGTTCCCTGTCTGCTGTGCTGTGTCTGCTACTTCTTGCCATTTGTTAAGATACTTTATCATTTCTTTTTCTCCTGTCTTAAGTCTGAAAGTTTCTTAGGCTCATCAGTTAGGGCGCTCACCCTAAGACCCCCGTTAGGGGGTTTCGCCTTGCGCTAGTTTGCCTTAATAAACAACTCCCCGCAACCCTCGCAGGTCACACCCTGCTCAATGACTTTAGCACTTGCGCGAATTGATGAGCACTTACAGTTCGCTTTAAGGAGGTTTTTATTGCGCCCTGCGCCCTTCTTAACTTGCTCCGAGTCTGCCATAAGTGAGAGAGCCTGCTCGATTAGGGCTAGGGCCTCGGCCCATCTATTGGCGCACTCGTCGCTCACCTCGGTGTTGCTCCATCCAATGCCCTTGGCTTGAGTGATGGTTAGACCTAGGCTCTCGGCTGTGGCCTTGAATTTCTGGTTGTGATACCCGTCACCGCTCACGCCCTTAATTCCCGCCTGTAGGTCTAAGGAATGGGCTACCTCGTGAAGAAGTGTCCCGAGGATGGCGCGGGGGCCTCTCTCGAAGTAGTTCGCGCTTATCATAATCTCGTGAAAATTATCCTCGCCCGATTTCCAGATTTTCGCGTGGGTAAAGTGTCCCATCGTCCGCCCTGTCTTACGGGTGACTAGAATCGTGGCGCGGGGGGCGCCTGTCTTCTTGGCTTGGCTCTTCAGTTAGGGGGTAGCCATCCCACCTAAGACCCCCGCTAGGGGGTTTCGCCTAGGCTTTCTTAACGGTTTGAATCGCTATCTCGAGGCCCTTGATTTTCCCGTATAGGGTCTGGCTGTAATAATCCGCGCTGTTGCCCTCGGCGTGATAATCTTCCTGTTCTTCCTTGATTCTTGAGATTTCCATCTCAAGCATTTCCACTAGTTCTTTCATTTCTTCTTCTCCTGTCTTTCTGTAGCCTGTCTCATCAGAGGCGGGAGGCTATCCCCTGCCTGACCCCCTTGCGGGGGTTTCGACTATTTGCGGGCTTTCTTCACCTCGAGGGTGAGGGGCGCTAGTTCCATCCCAAGGGCGGGAAGAATTGAGGTCACTAGCAAATCTTTAAAATAAACCTCTAAATCCACCTCATCATTCTGAATCGCGGTTAGGTCTGTGACTTTGAACTTTATCGTGTATTTCTGTCCCATTTTCTTGGCTCCTGTCTTAGCGTGTATTTCACGCTTATGGACCTATAGTCTCATTTTCTGCCCTAAGACTCAAGGACCTAACCCCTATGATTTTAGTGAGTTGCGTCACATTATTACTCGAACAGATGTTCGATAGATTCCCCCTATTCTTCCCCTGATTAGAACTCTAACTCTCTACTATAGGTTTAGGGTTATGGATTATCTATCGATTATTCCCCCCCCCGAGATAAGACGCGGGGAGATAGTCATCCTCTCCTTACACTCTCATTAATTGCTACGCATTCCTATTCTTAATCCAGAATCTGGATTTAAATAACTATCTATCAAGACTTAAGACCTAAAAGAAACTAGGCACCTCCTCGGGGAAGACCTACAGTCAGACCAGACACACCACTTAGGGAGGTTTGACCCCAGACTAGTTAAAATCGTCGTATATATATACTATATACTCACCCAAAATATTTCTGTTATATTCGCCCTATATACCTCTGAACAGCACTTATATCGCCCAAAGGGCGAATATTAATATATTTTAAAAATACTTCATATAAATCTGTTCGGTTTTACGATTTGAACAGGTTTTCTTATATGTATAGATATTTATATATCTATACGGAGCGTCGCTCCGCCTCTTGCGGGCTACGCGACTATATATAATATATATATATATTATATAATATAGACCTAGGTGCCCATATTCTGACCGTTTATAGAGGGGCGTTTATAGTAGTTTTTAACGGGGGTATCTGGTGGGACGAAAAGCAGGAAAAGTAGACATCCCAAAGGGCGAGGCTATGGAGCGGGTGCTCCTTCAACTGAGCCAAGGTAGCACTATCAAGGGTGCTATGGAGTCGGTTAACCGAAACGAGGTTACCTTCCGTCAATGGGTTATGGCTAACCCTGACTTTAAGGAAAGAGCCGACAAGGCCCGCCTAGAGGGCAAAGGCGTTAAGGCCGACTTTAAGAATCTAAAAGATATTACCTTTGAGGAATTCTCTGAGCAGTTCCTAGACACCAAGTTATTTCCCCATCAACTTGATTGGATTGACCTGATTGAAGGTCGTGAGCCCCGCTGGGTCCACCCTAGTATGATTTTTGAAAAGGGCGCTGATAACCGAGTTCTGATTAACGTTCCCCCTGAGCACGCCAAGTCCACGGTACTGACCATCAACTACGTCACCTACCGAATTGCTACCGACCCTAATATAAGAATCATTCTGGTCTCTAAGACCCAGGGTATGGCTCGTAAGTTCCTCTCAGCAATTAAGACAAGGTTAAGCCATCCTTCCTGGATTAAACTCCAGACAGCCTTTGGACCAAATGGTGGCTATAAAGCGGACTCTCCTACGTGGTCCGCCGATATGATTTATCTAGGTACAGGTCGTGACTCTGGCGAGAAAGACCCTACGGTTCAAGCCTTGGGCTTTGGTAGCCAAATCTATGGTGCTCGCGCTGACCTGATTATCCTTGATGATGTCGTGATGAACTCAAATTCCCACGAGTGGGAGAAGCAAATTGAATGGCTTCAAAAAGAAGTTATCACGCGTTTGGGACGACACGGGCGACTATTAATCGTAGGAACCCGTGTTGCTCCTGTCGACTTATACAAACAGATAAGGGACGGCTCTAACTGGACTGGTGGGAAATCGCCTTTCACTTATTGTGCGATGCCAGCAGTCCTCGAGTTTGATGAGAAGCCAGAAAACTGGAAAACTCTATGGGCAAAAACTGACCGCCCTGAAGGTGGAGAAGATAGCCCTGATGCCGAAGGACTTTACCCAAAGTGGGATGGCCCCGCTCTCTTTACAAGAAGAAGCGAAGTTGCTCCCTCTATATGGGCTATGGTCTATCAGCAAGAGGATGTTACAGAGGACGCAATATTTCCGCCAGCAGCGGTTGCAGGATGCGTCAATGGTATGCGAAAGCGTGGCCCCCTTAAACCAGGCGCTGCAGGTCATCCACAACAAGTCGAGGGGTATACCGTTATAGGGTTAGACCCTGCTATGACTGGTAATACCGCAGCCGTTGTAACAACTTACAACAAGGCTGACGGAATGATTTATATTCTTGATTGTGTAAATATGACCGACCCTACCCCCGCAAAGATTCGTACTCTTATAGAAGATTGGGTACAAAGATACAAAGCACAAGAACTAAGGATTGAAATAAATGCCCATCAGAAAGCCTACGCACTCGACGACGAATTGCGCAACTGGCTCTCGATGTATGGCTGCCAACTCAACTCTCACTTTACTGGTAAAAATAAGTGGGATACTAACTTTGGTGTGGCTTCTATGTCAGGTCTTTTCGGCAGTCTTAGAGATGGAAGATTCCAAGATAATAATTTAATAGAACTACCTAGCAACGAAGGTAGCGAAGGTCTTAAGGCGCTAGTACAGCAATTGATTACTTGGAAGCCTGATACCAAAAACGCTACTGACTGTGTTATGGCTCTTTGGTTTGCCATCATCCGCATACGTGAGATGATGCAACAAGGAACTTCTCAGCAACGCTGGGTACATAATCGTTGGGCTACCAAGGCTCAAACTTACCGCAGAACAACAATTAATCTTGACGAAGCCTTTGCAGAGCAATGGCAAGATATATACGGATAGGAACCTATGACACTTTCAATCGAACAGGTAGCAGCGCGAGTCGAATCTCTTCGCTACCGCGCCTCAGACAGGGATGCTCGTAATCTAGACGTCCTTGCTGTTCGCAAAGGTCAAATTGCTAGCGTATATCCTGACTTCTTTCCAGATGGGGTAGATGCCAATGTCGTGGCAAATTTTGTTGATATTGTGGCGCGAGACCTTTCAGAGGTTATGGCACCACTACCAGCAGTTAACTGTAACGCGGCGAATTCAGTTTCTGACCGTGCTCGCAAGTTTGCTGATACACGTACTCGCATTGCCTCTAATTATTTTGCTCACTCAGATTTATCTGTACAAATGTATCAAGGTGCAGACTGGTACCTCACATATGGATTCCTCCCGTTCATAATTGAACTGGATGAAGAAGCAAAACTGCCTCGCATACGCCTAGAAAACCCAATAGGGGCTTACCCTGAGTTTGACCGCTACGGACGTTGCGTTGCTTTTGCAAAACGTTATACGATGACATTGGGCGAACTTGTTTCCTTGTTCCCTGAATTTGAGTATGACTTGCTTGGCAAATTACGCTATGAGCAATCTTTAACTCAACAGGTTGAAATGATTCGCTACTATGACAAAGACCAGTCAGTAGTTTATTTACCAACAAAGGGCAACCTGATTCTATCCCAGGCTGACAATCCTTTAGGTAAAATGATGATTGTCTGCGCTCGTAAACCATCTGTTGATGGTGAGATGCGTGGTCAGTTTGATGACATTATTGGTATTCAGTTGCTTCGCAACCGTTTTGCACTTCTTGCTATGGAGGCTGCAGAGAAATCTGTTCAGGCTCCTATTGTTCTTCCTTCTGACGTTCAAGAACTTATGCTTGGTGGCGATGCGGTTATCCGCACAAACAACCCAGCGGGCGTTCGTCGCGTAGAACTAAACTTACCGCAAGGTGCATTCACAGAACAGACGCTTCTTAATCAAGAAATGCGTGTAGGTGCACGTTACCCTGAAGGACGTACAGGTAACATTGATGCATCTGTTGTCACAGGACAAGGTGTTCAGGCCCTTATGGGTGCCTTTGATACCCAAGTTAAGTCCGCTCAAGCAATCTTTGCTAGCGCACTTCGTGATGTTATTCAGATTTGTTTTGAAGTAGACGAAAACATATTCCCAGACGTTAAGACTATTCGTGGTGTTGATTCTGGTTCACCATATGAAATTACCTATAACCCTGTTAAGGACATTAAAGGCGATTACTCAGCCGATGTTCGTTATGGAATGCTTGCGGGTCTAAACCCAGCACAGGGTCTTATCTTTATGCTACAGGCTCTAGGTGGAGGACTTATCTCCAAAGACCTAGCAATGCGTGAACTACCATTTACGGTTAACGTAACACAAGAACTTGAAAAGATTGAAGTTGAGAATATGCGTCAGGCTTTACTTGGTTCCCTAACTGCATATACTCAAGCAATTCCTGCTATGGCAACACAAGGCGGAGATGCTAGCGATGTAGTTCGTAAAATTGCTGCAGTAATTAGGGCTCGCCAAAAGGGTGTAGCCCTTGAGGATGCGATTGAAGAAACATTCGCACCTGCAGAGCAGGTTCCTTCTGCTGGGGCTGCCGAACAAATGGTTGAGCAACCGTCCCCTGCTCCCTTAGGCGCTCCAGTAGAAGGCGCTCTTCCTGGTGAAGCACCAGTAGAATTACCTCCTGCAGAAGAAGCACCAGATATCTTAAGTCTTCTTTCGAGTATTTCTGGGGCTGGTGAAGCCAACGCAAGTGTAAGAAGTATTCGCCGAAGATAATTTAGGAGGGGACAATGACAACGATTATCGGAATTGAATATAACGACAAGAGCATATTAGTTGCTGATAGTCGTGTTATTGATGACTCTGGTCGGGTATACGCTCACAAAGTAATGAAGAAGATTGCTAAACGTGGCTCTGTACTTATTGCAGGAGCAGGAGAAGTTACTCCTTGCGATATAGCACAGAACATATGGGTTCCGCCACAGTTTACGGCGAAGGATAAAAAAGACCCATATCGATATATGATAGTAAAGGCTATGCCTTCGCTACGCAAATGCTTAACTGACAACGGTTATACATTTGATGATGACAAGAAAGATGGAATGAGATTCCAGTTCTTGATGTCAGTAGGTGGAGAAATCTTTGATATCGATGAAGACTTATCGGTTATGAAGAGTGAAGATAATATTTATGCAATCGGTTCAGGTGGGCCTTATGCTTTAGGTGCACTTCACGCAGGAGCAGAGCCTATGCAGGCTATGGAGATTGCATCTAAAGTAAGTGCTTACTCATCACCTCCCTTTTATCAAGAAGTGCAAAGCAAATGAGTAAGTTTAATGATGCTATTAATAAAGCAATGAGAGTTCTTGCTGAAGAACTAGAAGATTCAGATAGCCAGATATGTACTGGCTGGGTATTGGTAAGCGAGTGGTCAGATTTTGAAGGCACTCGATATTTAATGACAGACGTTAGCGACAATATGAACCCTTGGTTAGCCAAAGGTATGCTATTAAGCGCTGAAGAATATTCATATATGCCAGAGGAGAAGTGATGGTTAGCGGAGGATATAGACCTGATGCATCACAAAATAATCCTATGAGCGTATCTGGTAATGGTGGCAATGGTCAATCAGGTAAATTTGTGGCTGAGAAAGTAGCAAAGGCTACTCAACTTCGTATGTCTGGACTTCCTCAAGGAGAAAATACTGCTATGGCAGAACAAATTCAACAAGGTGGAGGGGTAAAAACTACCGCCTCTGCTGCTAACCCAGCACCAAGAATGCCTAGAGGCGAAGGTCTTGCTGGACTTCTTGGCGCTTTAGAACCACTTGACTCAGAGCCAGCACAGTTTAGACCAATTTCAGATGGTGCTGATATTGGCGCAGGACGCGGAAGTGAAGTTCTTCCAAAAAGTTTAAATCCAGATATGCGTCAGATTGAAAATATCGAATTAATCAAGCGATATAGAAACGATTTAGTTAACGCAGCACGTATGCCAGGAGCGCCCGATTCTTATAAAAGAATGGTTAACGCCCTTCTACGGGAGATATTGTAATGAGATGGATGGAAAATACTTTTTTCGACCATCTTGACAAATTCGGCAACTCACTTGGTTACGAAAACTTTGCTATTGCTTTTACTTTGTCAATGATTCCTTGGGAAAGTCCAACTGATAGAGATGACTTTATTAGAGAGATTACTAATGAGGATGTTAAAGGTGGAGAACCTTCTACTTTTAATCCAGAATATTCGGGGTTCTAAATGTCTTTTTGGAGTGACTTTAGAAAATCCCTTACTGGCGACAAAGATTCAATGGAAAAAATTGTTGACAGACTTTCCCCTTGGAATATTGGCAAGAGGGCTATACAACAAAACACTAGGGATGTTTTAACTGGAGCAAAGGCTGTTGCTAGTGGAGTAAAGGCTATTGGTGAGGCTATTCCAGAACCAGTTAGCCAAGGATTAAAATCGGCTCTTACTCAAGGCGGAAAAACTTTAACAGCAGCCGCGGCTCCTTTTCGGGCTATTGGCAAGCAAGTTGCTGCAGGACCTAGCGCCGCTGTTCTTGGCGCTGGAGCACAAATAGGAACTACTCGTTTTGCCTCTCAAGTATCACGTGAGTCTGGTACTGATTTAAATGCTTTTCTTAAAGATGGTATGGCTGATTATGCAGCACAAACTGCAGCAGAAAGTGTTAATGTTTATGACCCATTATTACAAGTTGCTATCCTTGCTGAAGAAAAAGTATTTAGTCCTTTAGTAAAACGTCCAATTTCAACTGCAGCGCTTTTAACTGACCCAGAAAGTCCTTTATTTGAAGATGATGCCTATGGCAAAGGAATTCAGTTAAGCGATATTCAGACTGCTTATAATCGAAGCAAGGATGTTTCTTTAGGTGTAGCCCTTACTAAGTCTTATTTAAACCCATTTCATATAACTGGCATATCTGACGTTATCCTTGAAGATGGCGGAATAGATATTGACCGTGTTAACCTATGGAACGATGAAGATATTCAAGCCAACTTTGTTGATAACACAACGGGCCGTTGGCTTACTGGTTTTACAGACGCTATAGTTGGTAACGTAGCAATATTTGGTGCGGTATCTGGTGGTGTATCTGCTGTTAAGGCTGCAGCAAGAGCCTCGGGTCTAAGTAATAAACTTAATGTTTATGATGTAAACGCTATGTCTAAGTTGGAACAACTAGCAGATGACCAAATCTCAGGTAGAGGAACGACTGTATTTGGTACTGATATAGTTAACCTTGCTAATACAAAAGACATTGTTCTTATTAACAAGATTTTAAAGCCTCATACAAATAACCCTCGTATAGCAACTTTGATTAAAGAAACCGAAGACCCTAACTTTGTTCGTGACTTAATCCTTGCTGATAAAGGATATGCTCCAGCCATAGAACGCTTAATGCAGGCTCAAAGGGCTGACGACTTATGGTATCTATCAGATGCAGCAGCAGAAATATCTGCAGACTTTATGAAGAATGGCGCATATCGTTCTTATAATAATCAAGCGCGAGAGCGCTGGAGTCAAGCATTCGATGATGCGATTGCTAAGAATCCAGAGGCCGAGCGTATTTTTAATGCCTTTATGCGTGATGAGTTTGATGTTCAGACAGGTACATTTTTACCTCAACCGCGTGTGCTTGGTCAAGGTTATAAACCAATTGAACCAGTAATTCCATTTACTCAAATTCCATTTGCTCGTGGGGTTGTATCTAAGGTCCGTGCAAGGAAGCAAGAGTTGGCAGCAGCGACTACAGTTCGTGACTATAGTAACGTTGGCGGAGTAACACAGATTCTTATTGGAAGCGGCAGGCGCGGTGGCGCTGCTACTGCTTTAGTACAATTTACTGGCGGTAAACTTCCTCGTGGATTTATATCTCACTCAGGTTTAAGACCTGGTGATACCTTAGAAGAGTTAAATGCTTGGTTGGATGATATTCCATTATTTGCTCAAGGAACCAGAACAGTACAACTTAAAGATGGTTCAGTAATTCCTTCGTCAGAGTATCGCAGAAATCTTACCGAAAGAGTTTTAGCGGCAAAGACTGACGGTCAACGAGAAGTTCTTTTTCAGGAAATAAATAAAGAAGTAGCAGTTGATGCTTTGGCAACTATGGGTCTTAGCCGTAATCAGGCTCAAGCATTTATTGATGAGTTTTCAGAAAATCTTACTAAGTATCATTCTGACTTAAAACGTGATTCTTTTGCTATGGACCCAAGCGGTGTTAGAGCAGTGATTGACCCACAGACTCAGCGCCAACTAGCAAGTTCTACTCCACTCATACCAGTCGGTAAAATTGTTCGTGAGGCAGGTAGTGTAGATGGTGCTTTAAATCCAACTAAGATGACTTTTACTTCTGCTGGTCGTTTTCTTTTTGAAGGTGGCAATAGGTTATTCTCATTTACTCAATTAGTTCGCCCAGCATATATTCCTAAAAACTCTATCTTTGAGCCAATGAATGCAGCAATTATGTCTCAAGGTTCTAAATTTCTTGCCGACAGTGCACAGACTTTTACTAGAAATACTCTCTTTAATAATAGACAAAGATTTAATCAGTTGGTCAATAAAGCCAATATTAAAAGTAAACAACGCCGAGAGGCTATTAAAGAAGAATACGGTCTATTAACAGACCAGTATGATAAGGCTGTAGATATAGTTGATAATGCTGTAGCCGAATGGGTTGAGTTCTTTGTTGCACCAACTGCCCGTTCTCCTATGACTAAGGCTAATAATGCTGCTCAAGTAGCAGATGACCTTAAAGCAGCCGAGCGATTGATTAACAATCTAGAAACAAGAATGCGTGATAGGGCTAGAGAGTTTGGATTACAAAGAGAAGAAGTCCCAACTCTTTATGGTTTAATTCGACGAGTTCAATATCTTAAGACATTAAAAGACCCAAAGATTGCAGGAGAAATCCGCGCTGCGGAGTTGGCTATTACAAAGGCTGCAGGAGATATCAATACTCTTGCCCCTGACCTTAATGTTCTTAATACTACTATTAAAAGTGCTTATGACGATATCGATGCATTACTGGTTTCTATGGGACCAACCCGTAAAGAACTTGCTGATGAGTTCTCTGTTGTAGATAATGCTCGGATTCGTAAACGCGGACGTCAAGAAGAAGAAGGTTATGTCTTAAGTAATGGACAGACTGTTATGCTTCCTCGTCTTGAAAGTCAGAATCATTTAGGTTCTGCTTATAAGGCTGAAATATCTAACCGCAATACACGTCAAATTGAAATTCTCGGCGATAAACAATTTGCCTCTCGTCTTAACTTATTAGGTCGTCGTACAGCAGGTAATATTACTGATGTTACTAACCCATTATATTTTGACGAACTTGCTTATACTGTCAATAACTATATGCGTGGAGACCCATTAGTTGACCAGATTCTTGCTGGTCGTTCTCGTGATGAAATTATTCAGACTTGGGGTTTAAAGCGTCCAGGACGTTCTTATGCAGATGAATTTGGTCGTGACCCTTCGGAAATCATAGATATAATTGATGACCAGATTTCATATGTTAATCGTTATCTACCGACTTTAGAAGCAAGAGCCGCTGCTCTTCAAGGTGAGGTTCGTGGAAATCAATTAGCCCAACTATTGGGCGACAAGTTAGATAGACTGACTCCTATTAATCCGCTTGATAATAGTTACGCAACACCTCTTATGCAATCCAAAGGTTTCTTAGATGGATTCGACAGACTTACAGGCAGTGCCTGGTCAGTTCTTTCTGCTCCTGAAAATATGATTCGTTGGGCTTGGGGTAGCGTAGAACTTAAGACACGTACTGCGCAAAAACTAGAATTATTATCATCTCAAGGCTATGATATTACAACGGGAACTGTTAACTCAGTTCGTCAAGCAGCAGCAATTGAGATGGTTAGAGAAGCAGAAAAAACATTCTATTCGGTACGTCGTCAGAATAGAGCATTGTTTGCTGCTCGTACTGTTCTTGCTTTCCCTAACGCATCTGCTAGCGGTATATATCGTTATACTCGCTTTGCTGCTAAATCGCCTCAGCGTATGTCTGGGTTTCTTAACTCTTACTATGGAGTTTATAACTCCTTCGGTGTAGATAAATATGGAAATCCAGTTGAAGATGTTTTAGATGCAGAATATTTATTGGTTCCTGGAACTAAAGAACTTGGCCTAAAAGATGGCCGAGGGATAATGGTTGGAACTAGGGCTATAAACTTCCTTGCTAACTTTGCTGGTCCTTCATATATTGTTCCTGCTGCTTTAGGTCAAGTATTGGCCTTAAAGCCTGGAAACGATAAGATTATTAAGCAAGCAATTGAAGATACATTTGGTAAATTACCTGGGTATTCTTACGAAGAGTTATTTCCATATGGTCTTGAAACAGATTTAGGCAAGGCTGGAAGCCAGGTATTTACCCCAGCCTGGGCTCGTAACTTTTGGTTATATCTCAATGGAGACGACTCAAAGAAAGAATGGGTTGACTCTGTAAATTCTGAGTGGAATTATCAAATGGCTTTATATGATATGGAGATTGGTAAAAAACCCACAGAAAAATCAGTAATTAAAGCAGCAAAAGCAAAATTTCTTGAAAAAGCGGCTTGGCAATTTGCTTCTATTCTTGGCACTCCAGCAGTAGTAGATTCTCGTCCTGACAGTATCTTTTCAACATACTTTAGAAATGCTGTTGATAAGTATAAGGCTCAGGGTATGAGTGATAGAGATGCCAAGGCTGCTGCCGAAGTTGAACTCAATACTCAGGTTCTGGCATTTGGTGCAAAGAATCCATTCCCAATGGAACGTTTGTATTTTGGCGCAAAGCGCCGTCCTAAGGCTGCTTATATTACCCCAACGGCTGAAGGATACAAGAGGGTATGGGAAGATTTTTCAGGTCTTGCAAAAGACTTGGCTCTTAAAGATAAGAACCTTGTCGGTCTTATTACTGCCGACCTTGCTGGTGAAAAGTCAGACCCTAATATAGCCAGGATTTTAAACAAACCAGGAGTTACTCTACCTGACGGAACAACGTTAAACTTACCGCTTAAGTCAATAGCAGATGTTGAAAAAGATATTGAAGTAGGTAGAGTTTGGAATGCGTATGTAGCCTATAAGGCTGACCTTAACAAACTTGCTAGAGATAAAGGATTTGCAAGTTATGCTTCCGTAGAAGTCTTACGCGATGCACTTAAAAACTATGCAAATCAATTAGGTGAGTTTAGTCCAAATTGGAAATTTGAATTTAATTCAAGAAAGTCCCAAAATACTCCTTACAAATATGCTTGGGGTTTAACTAAGATTGTCAACAACGATGCTTTTATGAAGAAACACGGCAACACTCAGTTCTGGGTAGACACAGAAGCATTGATGCGATATAGAGATAATTATGTTAAGTTATACCAAGATGCTCCTTCGGGGAGTAAATCAAAAGTACAGAATGCTTGGAATGAATATCTTAACCAAGTGATTCCATTAGTAGACCCAAAACTTGCAAACATCATTGACAGATATCTTGAAAACGATAGTCTAACAGAGGTAGGTAATGAGTAGATATAGAGATAACGGAAAACCAACCATTCCGCCACCAGATACCTCTGGTCTAGATTTTTCTGCTAAAGGTACTGGAAAGACTATTAACTATATATGGATGCCAGATAAAGATGGTAATCTAGTTAAAAAAGATTCTGCCTTTATCAAGAAATCCTTTTCTACTCTATCCAAATCTGCTCAACGAATACTTGCCGAGTATGTAATTGCTGTCCAGAATCGTCAACCTACCGATGCTGCTCGCAGGACCGTATTTAATAGTCTTATAGATGCTGCAGTAGCCTCTTACAAAGAAGGCAAAAAACAAACCCCTTGGGACATCTTAGAGGTTCAGTTAAAGAATGCCCCTCAGACTAGCGATACAAAGATTACCTATACTGACTATGACAAGTTTACTGCTGACGCAATCCTGTGTCAGGCTGCAAAAGCAATTGGTTTTTCACGGGGACCATTTGCCCAATTCGGAGAACAAGACCTTGCTGACTTTTACGAGAAGTTAACAGAGGCCGCGAAGGCTAGTGGTAAGCAAACCAAAGTTGTAGTTCGTCCAGATGGCACAGAAGAAACAATTATCAGTGGTAGCGCCTTTGATGCTAACGCTTTTGCTAAGAACTATCTATGGGCCAAGGTTAATATCGGAGACCCAAAGACCTTACCTACCTCGGTTATCAATCAGATTGATTCATTGAGGTCGATAGTTAAGGCCAATGGCCTAGGCTACTTAAGCGAGAAAGAACTTGCTAACTATGCAGTTCAATTAAGCAGAGGTGAGGTTGACTTAACCAGCCTACAAAAAGACTTTAATGCTAAGGCTGCTGAACTTTATCCACTATTTGGTGACCGCCTAAGGGCAAATCCTAGCCTTACGGTTTTAGATTTAGTTCAACCTTATATAAGCCGAATGGCTAAATGGTGGGATATTGACCCATCAACAATTGATTTAGATAACCCAGATTTGGATAAGTTTATTCGTCCAGATGGAACAGCAGGTAAGGCCCCAATGGGTAGCCTTGCTGACTGGACTAATTATCTTAAAATGCATCCTAATGCTGACAAGACAACTTGGGCTTCAGAAGGAGCACGCGATTTAGCAACAGGCTTTGCCCGCGTTGCAGGATTCGGAGTATAAGTGGCTGACGAACAAGAGAAACTACGCGCTAGACAAGCAAAAGCATATGCTACTGCTGCTAATGTAACAGTTGCAGGTGCTGACCCTTTAGCAGCCTTACAAAAAAGCGTTGCAGAATCTAAAGCACAAGTTGAAAAAAAGAATATAGAAATTCCAACTATTGCTT